GTAGCATCAAGAAAGTGAATCCTAGACCCTGTTGTACTACTTCTTAAATATGCACCTCTAGCGTTAGACTGATTAATATCTAAAGCCGTTGCAGGACTACTAGTACCTATACCTACTCCACCGTTATCTTTAAATGTTACAGTAGGAGTTGTAACTTGAGAGTCATAAAAGTTTAAATCTCCGTCTGCATTTACACCTAATGACCATTGCTCTCCACCAGAGTTTTCTTGAAGCATAATACCTTGATGATTAGCATCACACTTAATACCTACAGTGGCATTTTGGTCATCTGCTGTATCAGTAGTATTACCCACTGTAAGTTGGTTGCGAGGACTAGTAGTGCCTATACCTACGTTGCCTGATGATTGTACTATAACTTGACCATTTTCTGAAAAAATCCCATTAGGTCTTAAACGAACTGCACCATTATTTCCAGATGTACTTAAAGTTGCATTGGTATCGCTAGAGGTAAAATGTGTATCAGCTTTTACTGTACCAGTAACGTCTATACCTGTGGATGTTGTGGCTAGTTTTGTTGAGCCGCTTAACTTTAACTCAACAGAGCCAGTAGAAGAATCAGTGCTTAAATACTCTAATGCTCCAGAGCCAGACTGAAGTTTAATACCAGTAGAACCACGCAGTATTAAATCACCTGTTCCTGAGCCTGTGTCTGCTACATAACTATTAGAGCCATCATGGTAAATCTGTAGGTCATCACTAGCACCGAACTTAGCCTTAGCATTATCACCAAAGCTAATATCGTTACCGTTAGTCGCTAAGTCCTGAGCAAGGCTGTAAGGAGCAGTTACGTTGTTGTAGTTAGTAGAGTATACCCATGATGAACCGTTGTATACATACAGACCTACAGCGTTACTACCTGTACCTGTGTCATAATAAAATGCACCAGTAACGATAGGATTACCCTGAACGTCCACGCTTGGAGCAGATGAGTAAGTACCTAAGTATGAATTATAGAAGCTACTCCAAGTACTTGCGGCATTAGCTGAATCAGTAGCTGACGATGCGGCTGAAGTTGCACTAGCGTCTGCTTCAGATGCTTTAGTTGTAGCTGTAGTAGCAGAACCACTAGCGGCTGTAGCACTAGAGGCGGCTTCCGATGCCTTTGTAGTAGCTGTTGTAGCACTAGTAGCGGCATTGGTTGCGCTAGTAGATGCTTCAGTAGCTTTAGTGGTTGCAGTTGTAGCTGACCCTGCGGCTTCAGTAGCCTTAGTGGTAGCTGTGGTTGCACTGTTGCTTGCCGCTGTAGCACTATTAGATGCTTCAGTAGCTTTGGTAGATGCTGTGGTTGCTGATGCACCTGCCGCTGTCGCGCTGTTGGCGGCTTGAGATGCACTAGCGGATGCGTTAGCCGCGTTAGTGTCGGCATTCTGTACGTCTGTAATGTTGTCCGCAACGGTAGTTACTTTAGCGGAAATACCTGCAACAGTATCTACTTCTGAGTTAATACCTGCTACAGTTGTAACGTCACCAATGTTACCTGCTACAGCACCAATGTCACTAGCGTCCGCAATAACAGTGTCCATCTTAGACTCAAGACCTGCTACTGTAGTTACGTCACTAGAAATACCCGCTACTGTATTTACATTGGAAATGTTTGAAGATACTGTACCAATGTCAGTACCATCTGCCGCAACTGTGTTGATGTTAGATGCGTTACTGTGTACTGCGTTGACATTAGCTATGTTATCACCTACGTTGTTTACGTTGGCAATATTAGTAGCAACTGTACCGATGTCTGAAGCATCTGCGGCTACAGTTGTTACGTTGGAAGATATACCTGCTACGGTTGTAACATCAGTCTTAATAGTGTCTACGTTCTGTATTTCAGTTCTGATGTTATTTACATTCTGTACTTCAGTAGAAATACCTGCAACGGTCTGTACTGAAGAGTTGTTCGCTGTTTGTGCTGATGCTTCTGCGGCATTTGCGTGAGAACCTGCTGTAGACGCGGCTTGAAGTGCTGTGTCTCTATAAGCTTGTGCCGAATCACGCGCATCTTCTGCGGTATTTTTTGCTGTATTTGCTTCAGTAGCTTTTGTAGACGCAGTAGTAGCTGAAGTACTAGCCTCTGATGCTTTAGTAGATGCTGTCGTAGCTGAGGCACTAGCTTCATCTGCTTTGGTAGTGGCAATACCCGCTTGTTCTGTTACGGCACTAACAATGGAATCATCCGTTGAGTTACCTGAGCCACCTGTTCCTCTAAATATAGCCATGATATTTCCTATTGTTGTGTTAAAAAAGAAAAGGGAAAGGGACTCCCGAATGGAAGCCCCTTAGGGTGTTGCTATTAGCCATTAACCATTACGTTAAAGCCCGCGTCTTCACGAAGAACAGCAGTACCATACAAAGTGTCAGCAGTGTATAGAGTAGCAAGGAAGTCTTGCTTGTACTGAGTTTGTGAACGAACACCTAGTTGCTCTGCAAGAACCATAGTGTCCTTGTGGAACAACATACCTTGTTTAACGTCACCACCTGCGCTGTTAGCCGCGGCAGTTTCAATGATAGGACAGTTAGAAGAAACATAGATGTCAATACCGTACAAGTTACCGATTTGACCGTTGTTTACAACACGACCATCTACAAAGTCACTTGAAGCGTAGCGGTCAATGCCCATGATTTCGTTACGAACTGATGGAGGAACTACTAAGCAACGACCATCCATAGGAATGTCAGCGTCATCCATTTTTTGAATCAAATCACGGAATCCGTTGTCGTTGAATAAGTCACCTGCGGCTACAGCGTCAGCGGCATACGCCTCAAGACCAGTAGTACCGTTGAACTGATAAGAGTTAGCACCAACATAAGTAGTGTCATTAACACCTGTAAAGCCTTTACCAAGAGCAAACAAGTCGCTATCTACTTGCTTAGCTAGAGCGTAACCTGCGTCACCAGTGTAGAACTGACGAAGAGAAGCAAGTGCTTGAGTCTCAGTAATGTCTTCAATTAGACGCGAGTACTCAAAGTGCTTGTCAATAGTTACTTGTACTTCGCCTTCAGTAGCGTTCTGTACAGTAACTGCAACACCTTCTGCTTTAGCGTGTGCATCACCACGAACAGGCTTAGGAATGTGAAGAGTATCACCTTTCTTGCCAGTCATGGATAGTTTTTTAACTAAGTTAGCTAGTACAAGATTTTTTTGATAAGAGGCAATAACCTCGTCACTCCAGATTTCTGGGATGAAAGTTGCCGCACTAGTGTTGTCTACGAAACCGCCATTTGCGGGATAAGTTGAATCAGTCATTTTAAATTCTCCAAAATAATATTAGTTTCGTACCCTCCCTTCTGCATACGCTTGCATAATCTCATTTGATAGTGCTTGGTATCTGTCTGGGTCAGTACGCATTAGTTTAATAATGTCTGCGCGTCTATAAACCTTTTTAGCTGACTGTTCACCACTACCACGAGCATTGCCTGTAGATGCGGATTTAACAGCACGTTTCCTTTCATTCTTCTCGTTGACAGCAGTTTGTTTAACTACCTGTTGACGTTCCTTCCATAAAGAGAATAGTTCATCAGCGGCTTCATAATCATACTGCTTGTCAGCTTGAACAAATAGCTGTTGACGAATCTTTGAATCCTTAATCCAGTTTACAAACTTCTCATCCTGCAAAATGTCCGACATATCGGGGTGTTTACTTTGCAGTTTGTTCATCGCTGTAGACTGACGATACTGGTTGCTGATTTGTTCAGCTTCCTTAATCTTAGGATGATTCTCAATAGCCCTAGCGACTGCCTTGTCGGGGTCACTAAAAAAGTCTACTTCTTCGTCAGAAGATTGTGTTACTTGTGTTTCTTTGTCGGAGAGTTGTGTCTGTATGTAGTCATCGACAACCTTTCGTAACTCACCTACTTCAGAACTTTGCTTACCTAAAAGTTTCTCAGCCTCTTGGTGCATCCTTACAATCTCAGCTGTAGATTTCCCTTGATACTTTTCAGGTACTTCTGTTTCAGTTTGTTCTACTTGAGTTCCCTCGTCTTCTTGAGGCTCTTGTTCAGTTACTTCTTGCTCTAAAGTGTCTTCTACTACGTCCTCTGGACGCTCTTCTAATAGTCTTGCCATCATTAAACTCCGTGACTTAATCATTATGGAGGTGTATTTAATGTAAGGGTTCTGATGTACGAGTTGTCCTTACCGTTATAATGTTATACCATGTTTCCGTTCATGTTTGATTTGTGACTCTCTTTGTTTAGACCATCTACGGACTTCCTTCCAAGAGTTCTTCTCACGATTTACTTTAACAGGTGTAACGATTTTTCTAGCTTTAAGTTGACAATCAGGACAGTCTATCTCATTAGTTTCTGAATCTACAAACTTTTCGTTAGTATGTCCGTTGTCACAGCGGAAGTCAAACATTGCTCTCACGAGTCTAGTTCTACTTCTGGTTCTTCATTTTGCTGTTGTTTAGCTGTTTCTATCTGTGCTTCAAGATTCAGCATATTAGCCATGACTGCAAGTTGTCCCTTACGATAGTAAAGGTCTTTGTCGTCTTGACAGGCTTCTACTGAGTTGACGTTCAATGCACTTCCTCTTAGGTCTTCCGTTAAGTTCTTCCAACCATCTGAACGGAACATTTCCTCAAAGGAAC